TAAATGAAACAATTGAAAAATATAAACAAGGAGATATAAACGATGAATAGTAATGAAGCTTGGGCTACTGATAATGATGTGCCAACACCAGATAAAGTTCCACAACCTGTTGGTTATAGAATTTTATTAAGACCTCAAGGAGTGGTAGAAAAAACTAAAGGTGGGATAATTTTAACAGATTCTAACAAAGATAATCAAACTTACTTAAATAGTGTAGGACAAATAATAGCTATGGGTGATGAATGTTATAGCGATAGAAAAAAACCGTGGTGTAAAGTAGGAGATTGGGTTATTTTTGGTAGATATGCAGGAGCAAGAGTTTCTGTACAAAATGTAAAAATGGTGTTATTAAATGATGATGAGATTATTGCAACTCTGGAAAGTCCAGATATTGTAACTCAACAACTATAATATACATTAACAAAAGTTAATGCCAACATAGGAGAAACTATGATCGAAGAAAAAGAAAATAAGAATGAAGAATTAGAAGTATTGTTAGAAGAACCCGAAAAGGAGAAAGAAGTAAGTGTACCTTCTAATCCTATTGAAGATTTAGTACAACAAGAACCTTCTAATGAGAAAGAAACAGATAAAACTTACGAAAATGAAAGAGAAGTTAAATTAGAAGAAAAAAAACCAAAAGAAGTCCCTGAATATTCAGAGGATATGCCTTATTCTCTTAAAGTTCGTAAAAGAATCCAAAAAGAAGTAGCTAAAAGAGCAGAAGCTGAACAAAAATTAGTAGAAATGGAAGAAAGAATGTCTAAAATGGAAAAAAAGACATACGATATTGCTAATAAATCGTTAAGCAATCAACTTTCTAATGTTTCTAATGAATTAAAATCAGCAATAGAAGAAGGTAATACAGATAAACAAGTAAAACTGTATGAAAATATGGCAGAAATTCGTAGTCAAATGACTAAAACTGAAGATTATGCTGCACAAGTACCTAATCCTAAAGAAAAAACTGAAAAAAAAGCTCCGCCTTTAGCAACCGAATGGGTTAAAGAAAATTCTGCATGGTTTAATAAACCTGGTTATAGAAAAGAAACAGCTATGGCTTATGGAATAGATGCTGAATTAACAGAAGAAGGTTGGGACGTGCATGATCCTGGATATTATGATGAAATGACCAAAAGATTAAAATCAAGTGGTCTTTCTTATTTTAATAAATCAGAAGAAAACACTTCCAAAGCGGAACAAAATGTAGTACAAAAAAACAATAGAGTGCAATCTCCAGTTGCTGGAGTTTCTCGTAAAAAAGGAACACCTAGTAATAGAGTTAAGCTAACTAGTGATGATCTTGCCACTGCTAAAAATTTTGGTATAGATATTACAGATGAAGCAGCACTAAAACGATTTGCTAAAGAAGTAAAAAGCTTTAGCGATACAGGACAATAGAAAGGAGCCTGACATTATGAATAAAGATAATAAAATAAACAATGAAACTAGAGTAGAGAAATCTAAACTAGCTTCAAAATGGCGACCGAGTAACTTATTAGAAGCGCCTGAACCAAGACCTGGTTATGCTCAACGTTGGGTAGCAACAATGGTATTGGGACAGGAGACACCTACGAATGTAGCTAAACGGTTGAGAGAAGGTTGGGCACCTAGAGATGTTAAAACTATCAAAGATGGCCAACATTTTCCAACGATAGAACATGGCAAATTTGCTGGGCATATTGGAATAGAAGGAATGGTACTTTGTGAAATGCCGCAAGAAATGTTAGATCAAAGAAATGACTACTATGCGCAAATGACAGAGAACTTGATGAGATCAGTCGAAAACGACATGAACAAAGTCGAATCACCAGGCCAACCTATCCAAAGGACTTTTAAAACTACAGTTAGTTCGGAAGGCAGTTAACAACTAACAAAGGTAAATAAAAATGGCAAATGTAAATGCACCAAATGGTTTCGTACCATTAAGACATTTAACAGGCGGTGTTATTAGAGCCAACGAGTATGCAATTGCAAATAGCTATGCAGCTAATCTTGCAAGTGGAGACCTCGTTACTTTGGCAGCCGATGGAACAGTCATAAGAGGCACAGCAGGCGGAACAGCTTTAGGTGTTTTTTATGGAGTTGAATACATCGACAATAACACAGGTGATGTTAAATTCTCTAAAGTTTGGAACACAGGCACTACAGCTAAGGCTAATGAGCCTATTAAAGCTTACGTGTACGATGATCCAAATATTACTTATGCGGTTCAAGTGAACGGAACTTTTGTTTCTACAGCAGTAGGAGCTTTAGCAAATGTAACTCTTGGCACGTTTAATTCAACCTATGGACATTCAACTGATGAATTAGATTTTTCAACTTTAGCAACTACTGCTAAAACGTTGAGAATTTTAAGATTAATTGATATTCCAAATAATGCAGTAGGCGCTGACGCTGATGTAGAAGTAGTAATCAATCTATCTCTATATGGTACTCAGAACGCTGGTGTATAACCTTAACAATAGGAGTTAAAAAATGGCTTTAAACAGAGCACTTTTTACCAAACAGCTCAATTTAGGTTTAAACACCGTGTTTGGTATGGAATATGATAGATATCCTGAACAATGGAGATCATTATATTCTACAGAGCAATCAATGAAAGCATTCGAAGAAGATGTACAAATGATCGGATTCGGTGCTGCACCAACTAAAGCTGAAGGTGCTATGATCAGTTATGATTCTGGCAGAGAAGGCTTTGTCTCAAGATATGTACATGAAACTGTCGCTTTAGCTTTTGCGATTACAGAAGAAGCTGAAGAAGATGGCTTGTACGGTTCTCTAGGCGCTAAATACGCAAGAGCACTTGCAAGATCAATGCAACATACTAAAGAGATCAAAGGTGCAAATATCTTTAATAATGCAACTACTACATCAGTAGGTGGTGACGGCCAAGCTTTAATGAATGGCTCACACCCACTAGGTGGTGGCGGTACTGCTTCTAACATTTTAGCAACACCTGCAGATTTATCTGAAACGTCTTTAGAGACACTTTTAGTTCAAATCTCGCAAGCTGTAGATGACAGAAGTATACCAATTGCGTTATCTGGAAGAAAACTTGCAGTTCCTCCTGGATTGATCTTTATCGCAGAAAGAATTATCAAGTCTAATTTAAGACCTGGTACTGCTGATAATGATATCAATGCAATGAGAAATATGGGTATGATCCCTGAAGGAGTAGTAGTCAATCAAAGATTTACTAATCCTGATCAATACTTCATATTAACTGATTGTCCAGATGGAATGAAGCACTTCGTTAGATCACCAATCAAAAAAGCTGTTGAAGGCGATTTTGAATCTGGTAATTTAAGATACAAATGCAGAGAAAGATACAGCTTCGGTTTCACAGACTGGAGAGGTGTATACGGATCTGAAGGCGTAGCATAATAACTAATTAATACTAGGCGTAGCAATACGCCTAGTATTTTTAATAACCCAAACGACTGCGAAAGCAGACTATTATAAGGAGATAGACATATGGGAACAACAACATTTTCCGGACCGATAAAAGCGGGAACGGTTAGTCAAACAACTGGCACAAAATTAGGCGAAAGTATTAAAAATACTGGTTTCGTTACTATGGGCCAATCAGTAAAAGTTGATATCATTGGAGCTTCACATCTTAATCAAGTATGTGCAGTAGTTCCAGCAAACTCACAAATAGTTGATGTTATACTTAATGTAACAACTGTAAATAATGATTCTGGTGCAGCTACTGTTTCAGTAGGAACTGAAGCTGATGCAGATGCATTTATAAATGGTGAGAGTGTTAAATCTTTAGTTACTAAACATGGTACTTTAGATACAGAAGCAACTAATGTAGGTACAACTGACTTACAAGTTTTAGCTGACTTTACTGGTGCTAGTGGTGACGGTACAACTGGTGCAGCAACAGTTACTGTTTTGTATTTACAAAACAATAGTGTTCAAGACGCAGCAGATTTATAATAATAAACTAGAGGGCCTTCGGGCCCTCAAAAAAATATGGACTTTAATTTAGACTTTTTATATAAATCTGGTAAAGCTTTAGAGAATATTGATTATTCTAATACCGATGCTGAAGATAAAGAAGAAAGAAGTACATATGAATCAGTAACACCAATTAAAAAAACAGATGACGAAAAAACTGTTGATGAATCTACACAAACAGTTATTAAAACTAAAACAGAAGAAAAAGAAAAAAAAGAAGATACAGAACAAGATTTAGAAAAAAAATTAAAAAACATAGAAAAAGTAATTGAAACATTTAGTGGTGGAGATGTAACACAGCTTCCTACAAGTAAAGATTTAGTGGGTACAGTAAGTGATAATATAAATATTAAAGCTCCAGATTTAAGCTCTTTACAAGCTAAAGCTAATATGGAAGAATATTTAAAACCTTCTAATAGACAAGACGACAGAATTGCTTTACTTTATGAAGACTTAAAAAAATATAATTTAATATAGGAGAAAAAAAATGGCAGGATCGGATCTAAATGTAGCTTTTACTTCTACTACTGGAGGTACACAAACATTATTTGGTGGACCTACTAGATTAAAAGCTTTTATAATTACACCAACAGCTAGTGCAGGAACAGTAGTTTTTAAAGATGGTGGTACAAGTAAATTTACAGTATCTACAGCTGCAAGTGCAGCATCAGGACCAGTAAATATTAATTTACCAAGTGACGGTGTAAAATTTGGTACATCTTTACAAGCAACTTTAACTGATGTTGCTGGATTAACAGCATTTTTTGCATAATGGAGGACTATGGCTTTATCAGGAACGTCCACATTTACTTTAACTGTAAATGATGTAATACAAGAAGCTTACGATAGACTAGGTGGTGATCCTATTTTAGGTTATGACGTGCGTTCTGCACGAAGAAGTTTAAATATTATGTTTAGTGATTGGGCTAATCGTGGTTACAATCAATGGACTGTTGAATATAAAACTTTATCTATAACAACAGGTACAATTTCATATACATTACCTGCTGATACTGTTGATGTTATTAATGCTAATATTCAAATAAGCGATGGCACAGAATATGCTATGACAGCTTTAGGATTAAACGATTATGCTGCAATTTCTAATAAAACTACACAAGCTAGACCAACACAATATTATTTACAAAGATTAAGTACACCTGTTTTAAAAATTTATCCAGCTCCTGATACTAATTATACAATTACTTATTACCGAATTAGAAGAATAGAAGATATTACAGCTTCAACAGTAAGTGGTGTAGAACAAAATGTAGATGTACCTTCAAGAGCTTTAGAATGTATGTGTGCAGGACTTGCTTATTATCTTTCTAAAAAAAGAGTTGGTATTGCACCAGCTATACAACAAACTTTAAAAATAGATTATGAAGAAGCTTATCAACGATTAATTGCTGGCGATGATACTCCTTCAACTAGAATTTTACCAGCAACAGGAAATACTTATTATTCATAATGCCTAGAGTACCAGCAAGCACTAGACCTCATAGAGCACCTTCTCAAAAATTTGCAGGTGGAAAATATGCTTATGCTATTTCTGATAGATCAGGATTAAGATTTCCATATCAAGAAATGGTATTTGAATGGACTGGAATGTTTGTTCATACTTCAGAGTGGGAACCAAAACAACCACAATTAGATTTAACTTATTTTACTGATGCACAAACTTTACAAAATGCTAGACCATCAGCTAATATATCTGCAACACAAGCAGCAAGAACAGGTGGTGGTGCAGTTGGATCATCTACCGGAGGTGTTCCTAATCAAGTCACTGCTTTACCTGGTTTTTTAAATACATCTGGTCAATCTGTTTATGTAGGAGTTGCAACTATTCCTACAACATGGTATCTAAACAATACAAATTTGTTAACAACTTCATTAGGAAATGTTACAGTTGTTATTAC